ACAGACAGAGCAATCAAAACTAGGTATGGCAAAGATATTTGGCATCCATCGCAAGTAAAGAATTTATTAGAACGATGAATAAATTAAGACTGCGACTTAATATGTCGCATGATTCTGTTTACATCGACTTCAATGATTTTAGATGTGTCTTTCAAGAACATGGCATTACTTGTGTTTATCTGGTTGGCAAAGAAGAGCCTATACAATGTCGTGATTCTGTTGATGAAATTACCGATCAAGTTTTTAAACATTATGGATAAAGTCAAAAGAACTTTTAGTAATGCAGTCAGGCAACCATATCAGGATGCTATTGGTACAGTTTTAAAGATCATTGATTATCACAACAAACAAGCCAGAGAAGATTTCGCTAATACTCAGTTTCATAGCAAACAAGCTATGGCATTAAAGTTATGGATGATAGACATGAAAGAATTTATCATTAAGCATGAGAAGAAAGCCATACAAAAAAGCCAAGAAGAAAAAAGGCGAGAAGCAGTTTTATCAAGCATTAATGAAAATGTACAAACAAAATAAAAAAGGAGAAGAAGATGAAAAGAAAACCAAAGAGCCTAACAAAACAGGTAGCAGGTAATCATTATAAGAATTTAGGCATAGAACCAATAGAATATATCTTGGCTAATGAACTGTCTTATTGTTGTGGCAATGCGGTCAAATACATTACTAGAGATAAAGACGATAGAATCAACGACCTTAAAAAAGCAATACATTATTTAGAAATGGAAATTGAATTGGTTCACAACAAAAGGAGATAAATATGAAAACCAAGATTAAATATTCTGGAAAGCTAACAGAAAAAACTTTGAACAGAATTAGAAAAGATTTAAAAAGGAGAAATAAAATATGAAAACACAAAAGATAGATCATACACCTGAAGCTGTTGGAAAACTTACTGAAGATTTTCAACTGAGTTGCTCGATAGCTGATGCGGTTATAACAGGAAACAATCCTTACCAAACTAGGAATCAAGTTTTGGAAAATTGTCATAAGGCTATGAATGGCGAAGATATATCTATACCTACTAATAATTATATGGAAGTAGGTAATGTCTTGGAAAAACCTATAGCTGAATTAGCGTGTAAAAGGATTGGCTTACTTGATGCAGAATTAGTTATTACCGAAGCTGTAAGACATAAGAAAGTTACTATCAATGGTTCAATAGATGCGATTGGTGTTGCTGATAATCTATTTATTACCAAAGATGTAGAGAAAGGTTTTTATTGTCCTGAACTTGAAGATGGTGAAGGATTTAAAATCAATGGTAAAGGAATTATAGAGATAAAGACAACAAATGCACCTTTGAGTGAAACCTTGCCTACTTATCGTGGTGTAACTCAAGTTAAATGTTTGATGGCAATAACAGAATTTTCATGGAGTGTCGTTTGTGTTTTAAATGGTTCTGATCTAAGAATGTATTTCTATCAGCGTAATCAACAATGGGAGAAAGATGTGCTTGAGCCTACAGTCATAGACTTTAACAATAGGATTGCTCATTGTGATTGGTATGATCCTTTTGATACCAAAGAAGCTGGATATATCACACCGCAAGACAATGGCGAATCTACTGAACTAACAAAGCAAGACCAAGTACAGATAGATAATATTGTGGCTTGGGAAGCACAAATAAAGAATCTAAAGGACAATATCGAAGAAGCTAAGAAAAGCATTATGATGTCTATGAAAGAAGCCAAAGAAGGCTATTCTGAGAGCCATAAGGCAGTCTGGCAGACTATTAATTACAAAGCACAACCTGAGAAGCTAGTACCAGCAAAAGAAGCCTATACATCAAGAAGATTTAGTATCAAAGAATTACCAAAAAAAGATTAAGTTTTTGTTGCAATAGTTGTAAATATCATTAAGATAATAGTTGTAATTAACAATTAAGGAGAAAATTATGGCAAAGGTACAAAAGCGATATTTTTTAGATACAGGTAAAGATAACATTATGTGGTGTCTTTATTTTGTAGATGAAAAATGGGGAACACAAGCTGGTTATACAGGTGTTATAGGAGAACAAATCTCTTATTGCAGAAGCCTATCAACTGATTATGATATTGCTGTAGCAAAAGCTAAAGAATGGCTTAAAGATTCTCCTTATCCACTTTATGCAAATTCTGATAAAGAAACTAATGATTGGGGATCAGGTAGTGGCAATTGGTATGAATCTATAAACGAAGAAGCTAGGCTTGAAAGAAATAGAATAAATAAAATACAAAATGCAATATCTGAAACAATCAATGAATCTTGGGATGCTTTCAGAGAAGAAGTTCCTAATGGAAAGAACACATTTACAGGAAAAGTTTTGGGAACTAAATTTGTAGAAAATGATTGGGGGGGAACAGTTAAAATGGTTTTTCAAGATGATAGGGGATTCAAACTTTATGGGAACTATGGTGTAAGAATGGATAAAGCAACAGACTTAGATGGCAGAATAACTTTTACTGCTATAGCCAAACAAAGTGATAATGATAAATACTTTGGCTTTTACAGAGAAGGAAAGCCTGTCAAGAAAAAATAACTAATTCTCCCCATCTGTGACGAGTCGAAAATTTCTTTTGGCTCGTCCTTTTACTTGAACCGCATAAGTAGAATCTAATAGTTCTTCACCAGCTAGTTCAAAATCTCTTTCTTCCATAGCTTCTAGCATCTTAGTAAATCTACATAATCTTTTGATCCCAAGATTGAAACACATATCTGCTAAGACTAATCTAATGTTATAAGGCATAGATTGCCAAAAAGGTATGTTTCTATCAAGATCATTAAAGACACCATCCATATCATTCTTTAACATTAACTCTGCTTCATCAACAGATATGCCATTATCTTGAATATTGCGACCTGCACCAATTGTCCATTTTTGACTTGTACACCGATACATTTTAAGTTCCATGCCTTCATTCTTGATAAGCATTTCTTTTAAATCATCAATCAGTTCTTTAGTGACACCTGTTTCCATTATGGCTTATATGAATCTTTAGTATTTTCTTCTTTCATGTTGTTTCTTGCAACACCTTTGAATTTTTCAAAACTTCGCATACCACCTAAACCCAACATTGATAATGTTAAAGTCATAAGACCTTCAGTATCAATATCAGGTGGCACAATATCAATGGTAAATGTCCATACCACCCAATTAAGTATTGGTGCTAAAAAATATGCCCATGCTAATCCCAATGCACATATCCACATGATGGCAGGTCTTGCACCAGCTACAAAGATAGAACCATGTTTTGCTTGTTCTAGATTTATTTCATTTTGTGATTTTTGCAGATCAATCATTTGCGATTTTATACTTGCTTCTAATTCCATACGCTTAGTTTTATCAGGTATGGCTTTACCAATTAAATCGCTTATTGGTTTAAAAAATTTATCAATCATTGTCTTTGCCCTCTAATATGTCTTTTAGTTTTTGTCGCTTTTCATAAGCAGAATCTTGGTGTAAGTCTTTATCAACTATCTTTTCTAATTTAAGGGATTCTATCTTAGTATTACTGATATATCGCCATGTATAGCCATCTCGCCCATAAACACCAAAAACAGTAGTACCCATGCCTATTTTAATTATCATGGCTTGTTCGCCATCTAATAAGACCTTATCGCCTTCGTTGAATTGTGAGTTGAGTTTAAATTTAAGACCTTTGATAAAAGATACTGAATAATCTTTAAGAGCAAGACCGCCTAAAACACTTGCGATAAATATTGAGATTTCAATATAATATTCTTCAATGTTCATTTCACATGAAGAACGCATTAATCACTAAAGAAGATAATAGCCCAATAACAATTCCTGCTATTTGCCACAATCTTTTATTGGTAGTATTTATATCCGATTCAATTGAATCTAATCTGCGGAAGTTTTCCTTCCATTTTTGTACACAAACTTTTTCATGCCTATCAAGGGCATTTGCTACTTGTTCAACAGTAGGCTTTTTAGTCGATTGTCTTGGTTTTGCTGTCGCTTTCTTTGGCATTTCCTATACCTCTAAGGCTTTCTAATAATGATTTAGATTTAAGATCAACCAATTGTTTTTTATCAGTAAATTCTCTTGCCATTGGTTCGATCTCAATACACCTTTGTTGCAAGGCTAAGACATCATTAAACAAACTTCTTTGTTCGTCAGTCATATCTTCTTTGTTGTATTCCTCTACATCACCATTATCGTTTCTAACTTGTATATCTGACATATTATTCTCCTATTATTTTTGTTTCTTGTGTTGGTGTCACTAATTCTGCTATTTGATTGCTTAAATTAGATTTTAATTTTGTAACTTTATCTTCACCCATAGCTGTTTCAACCCAACCTTGTACATCACTTGCAGTTAAATCTGTCAAAGCGGTAAAGCTTGATAAGTCTGAAGTGTCTAAACCTTGTGTGCCATATACTGTAGCAGTAGCAGGTACATCATTACCTCGCATATCTTTTACAGTATTAGCATCATCTTCAGCGTTTAGTCGCCAATGCACGTTAAAGACAGTATCAACGTTGCTGTCTATTTCTTTAACATCTACAGTTTTGCAACTCCAAGTATAATTTATTGCCATATTATTCCTCTAATGTTTTTACTCTTGCTTCTAATTCTTGGATAGCTTTTACAAGTGCAGGTATTAAACCACTATATCCAAATGATTTAGCATCTTCAATTTCATCATTAAATTTGTAAGTATCTACAAATTCTTCAAAACCAGCTTCTTCGCATTCTTGTGCAATAAATCCTGTAATGTCTTTTTTATTGCTTCCTTCTATAGCCTTCCAATCAAACCTAACAGGCTTTAATTTAAGTATGTCATTTAAGCCTTTGTCTAATTCTCTAACATTTTCTTTTAGTCTACCATCAGATAATGATGAAATTGATGTGCTGGTTGCAAAAACTGTTCCTTGATAATTGACTTTGAATCTAGTAACACTATTTGTTGTGTCAAACACTAAAAAAGTATCTGTAGTTGCATATTCTCCACCACAAGCTACTTCAGCAAAATCATTACTGCTTATTGTTCTGCTTCTAAAAGATGTAACTCCTGTTGCAAAAGATGAAGTGCCTCCATGTAAAAAATCACCATTAGAATTAAATTGCGAAGTAGAATTTCCATTATTAGTAAAAATTTGTATAAATCCTGAAGAAGAATTATTTCCTATGTAGCCATTTTCACCAGCCATTTCTAAATGTAAATTTGCATTAGAATTTTTTATATTCAGTATAGGATTAGTAGCAAAAACTGTTAGATTTCTATCTGGACTTGTAGTACCAATACCAACTTTGGAGTCATTGGTAATTCTCATAACTTCACTAGTACCACTTCCAAATGCTAGTGGTGATGCTTGATCTTGACCATCAATACTAAATAAGGTTGAAACTCTTGAAGAAGCACTAGCACCAAAAACATTATTTATAGTAATACCCCCTGCGTTATTAGTATCTGAACCAGCAATTCTCATTACATTTTCATTACCATTACTAGAAAGACTGCCATTCACATCTAATCTAAAAGTTGGAGTTAAAGTATTAATACCAACATTACCGCCATTTTCGATAACTACCAGACCATTTGTGCCTACAGTAGAACCTGTACCTATTACTAAATCATCAGCAGAATCGTCTAAACCAATATAAAAATCTTGTGCATTACCATCAAAAACAATTTTAGTATCTTCTTCTCCACCATCTCCAATTGTTAATGAAGGTGTTGTGCCTTTAAGAACTAAATTGCTATTTGTTAAAGTTGCGACATCTACATTGCCAATTTTGAAATCTATCTGATCATCTGTATCTGCTGTTATGGATGTATCAGCATCAGCATCTAAAATTAATTCTTGTCCATTAATATCTACTGTTCCTGTAGTGCTTAAATTACCATTTACTGTTAAAGCACCTGATGTTGCATTATCTGCGGTGATTGATAAAGGCAAAGTAATCCAAGCGTTGTTTGCAGAATTTCTTAGCTTTAATAAATTATTAGAAGTATCAATCCACCATTCATAAGCAAATTTTGTAGATGGTTCTGACGAACCTGAATTATTAGATACTATTGCATCTAAAGCATTATTTAAGTCTGCTCTAAAGTTAGCACCTGATTGGTTAGCTATATCGTAATCGTGTTGAGCCATTAAAAACCTCTTGCTATATAGTCAAATGTTCTAGCGATAATTGTACCACTACTGTTCTTGAAAGTAATTGTAAAACCTGTGCTAGACACACTTGTTATTTCATAAAAATCTCCACTTGCCATATTCTGTGCGGTAACAGCAATTTTTGGAGTAACTAAAAATCCTTGACCAAAAGTAACACCTAAAGCACTTGTACTTGATGTTAATTGTTGCGTATCGAATCTTTGGAACGCTTCTAAAGTTGCAGACAATGATGTGATATAAACTTGATGTGTAATATCACCTGATGTGACTTGCAATCTAAATTTAAAAGCACGACCAAAATAATTTCCAATTCTAAAGTTTTGAAAATCACTAAATGTTGGTGAGCCACTAGGATCATCATTGGTTGTCGCTATTTGCAATTGAACTTCTACATCATCATAAGTATTTGCATCAAAAGATTCATAACTATCAATATTTCCTGAACGTGTATCTATAAAGTCCGATGTTGAATTAGTAGTAAAAGCAAATGCAGAAGTAAGCCTGTAAGAAGCAGGTGCAATACCTGTATCAATAACATTAGCAAAATCATAAGTACCTGCTAAATCTACACCACCTGCTGAATCTATCAATCCTACTTCATCAATCAATCCTAATGAGTCAAATAAAGTATCTGCTTCTAGTTTTAATTTTTCATCTATGACAACCATATTTGCTTTAGTTCCAGCAAAAGATGGATTTTCTGTTCTTGTTAAAAATTGTGTTGATTGAAATAAATCAGGTGTAACTGTATTTACTACTGTTGTGGCATTAGCAGATTTAATGCCAATAGAATCAACAGCTTTTATCAAATAAGTACCAACCAATAATGGTACTTCTGTTGAGTTTGCTATACCTGATACAGCTTCCCCTACTTGAGTAGATTGTTGCCATACTGCACCTGATGTAAGCGATGAATGTCTTATCTCATAAAAACCACCAATCTTGACATCTAAGTCTGTTGTAGGTGTCCAATTTAAACTTGCAGTATTACTATCTGCCCTCAAAAATAAATTACTGACATCTGCTGGCACAGCAGTTAATCCATAGATTCTTTGTGTAGTTGATGAAAATTCTGATGCCACACCAACAGTATTTACTGCTCTTACTCTAAATTCATACAAAGCTGGTTCAATATCAAAGAATTCAAAATTAGTTCCTTGTGATGTTCCAGCACCTTGAAAAGAAGCTTCTGTAGATTTTTTAAACTCAATATCATAATGGTCAATGGTTACACCTAAATCTTCCCATTCTGTGTTTGTTGATGCACCAAAAGTTAATATGGCTTTTGCTTTTACACCTGAACCTTGTGTAGTAGTAAACAATTCTTCTGTTACAGAATTAATTGCTGGTGTATTTACATTAGGCAAAGTTCCAAAGTTTTCTACCTCAAATATTTCTGTAGCAAAATCAGAATAAACTCCTAATCTGTTTTTTGCTCTAACAGCTACAAAGTATTGACCAGCTTCTAATTTATCAATAGTAAAACTTTCGGTGACACTTCTGCCTTCAAAATCATAACTAGCTTTATTTTCAAAACGAACTGAATTTAATCTGTTGATACCTATTTCATAAGATTCAACAGAAGATTTATTTGGTTGAGTCCAATTGATAGTAACCCTGTTAAATAATGTTGGCGGTATCGCTATTAATTCTTCAGAAGGTGTAGTTATTGTTGGTTTATCTACAGATGAAAAATTAGGTAAGCTGGTATTAGGCGATGTATCTTCTGCTTGTATCAAACCAAAATCATAAACATCATCATCGTATTCTCTTGCGGTAATATCTACTTCATCATTATTTTTTATAGCAAGTCTCATAATCTTAAACTTCTTGCCTTGATTAGAATTAAGCGTATTCCAACCTAAAGATTCCAATGAAATAAAAACTACATCACCTATTTCTGCTCTGAGTCCTTCAATTGTTGATGTAAATTTAAAAACCAATGACTGCCTAGATTGTTTCATGTTGATTGTAGAAATCATCTGTGACCTTTCCATTTGATCTGTAAAAGGTAGTTCAATTGCTCTTTCAAGACTCAAACCATTATCTTCTGTTTTAAATGTTGTGCTTTCTACAATGGCAAAATCTCCTTGCATATCTCTTTCTTTATTAAAGAAAGTTGCTCTGATTTTATTTGCTTTATATTCTTTACCACCTAAAGATAATTCAAAAGCACCAACAATATTATCTTCATCAAAACTTTGTACTGCTGTACCTGTATCATCAATTAACAATTTATATTTACCACCTGAAAATATTATTGAACCTCTGCAAGATGTAAGCAGTTTTTCAATATTATCTAAGGCTTTATTATTGGTATTTAATATGCCATTACAGGTATATTTTTTTTGAGTTTTACCACCTACTGTAACTTCGGTATCACAAATATTTCTTGCAGTAGTAAATGATGTTGTGTCAATTTGTGAACTTGGAACTGACCTACCATAAATGGTATTGGTTAAATAATCTTCTATACAGTCTGCTGGATTATTACTAAACACTTTATAAGTACTTCCACCTGAAGTAGTGCTTCTGGTTTTTTTACCAACGACATCAAAATTTACTTGTGGTATTCCTGTATTACCAAATACTTCAGGTTCAAACTTAAATCTAACAACCGCATAAGCAACACCTTGCAATCTATCTGATGCTGTCCAAGTGCCATTGGTTTCTGATATTAAATCTTGATCTGCTGTTTGTGTTGTCGTGCCATTGTATATTTCATATTTGACTATTCCTTCATACTTTGGTTTATGTATATTCTCCAAGCCGAAAACAGACATATTATTAATAAGACCACCTTCTCCTTCATTAATAATTATATCTGTTAGAGATGTATCGTATAAATCAGGCGTGGTATTTACTTCATCATTGTTTAAATAGACTTGGCTTACACCTTGAATCTCACCTTCTGCAATTGCATAAACCACATGAAGAAATTCATTATCATCTCCTGATACATGATAAAAAATTGGTGTACCACCTACTCTTCTTTCTCCATAAATTACAGGTAAAGGATTAGTTGAACCTTGTTGATTGGATAAAGCTGAACGTGCTTGTGCGGACATATTATCAGGAAAGTCCATGTTCATAGCACCTAGTAATTGAGTACCAGCGTAAGCACCAACTACGACAACAGCTACACCAATTGCTATAGCTGTAGCACCAGCAACTGCAACAGTACCAGCAGTAAGACCTGCAACAAAACCTGCACCAATCTTAGCGAAAACAGGTGCTAAAGCTGGTAAAGCAAAAACACTACCTGTAAAAAATAAAGCTGATATAAAAAATATTATGTTTCTAATTTTCATTGTTAAATCTATATGCAGAATCAAAATCGTTAAAATCAGATATTGGCAAAATTGCTGTACCTATTTGTTCATCTACAGATGCCATTTTACTACCAATGCAAATATGACATGAATCCCAATTTTCATTATGTTTTACTAATATATCGCCAAATATAGCTTTTGTTGGATGATACTCTGTCATGCCTAATTCTAAACACCTGCCTGATATTCTTTGAGCAAATTCTTTTTGAAATTCAATTGCACCTTCCTTAGTAGAATATTTTTGATAAATTATTTTTAGTAAATCTGTACCTAATACCTTATCAAAGTATTCAACAATAAACGTATTACAATCATTAGTTCCCCATGCAAAAGGCTCTTTTAATTTAGCTTCTATGTATTTATTTGCTTTTAATTTATCTATCATCGTATTTCTGTTGGTAGATTTATTCTACTACCTGATGAACCATAATTAACTGTTGATGTTGCTTTTACAGGTCTTTCTAAAACACTATCACCACCACCACCAAATTCTGTAGTTGTAGCACTTTCAGAAAGAGTGATTGTAAAATAATCTGCATTGGAAGCATCAACTACAGTATGTGATTTATTTAATAAACTACGATCTAAGCCACCGACATCATCTAAACCTTCTAAAGTTATTGTGTCGCTGTTTGCTAAACCATGACTTCTATAATGTACCTTTACAGTAGCAGAAGAAGCTGTGGTTTCTATTGGATTCGTTCTAATAATAAAGCCATCTAAACGAACTGCATCGCTACCGCCTCTTGCGGTACTTGTTGCTGTTGTCGAAACAACAACTGTAACTGTGTTTTCTGTTATGGCTGTAACAGTATGTGCTTTATTTATATCTGAAGTTGGTACACCACCAACAGCTGTTGCACCCGAAATAGTAATTGAATCACTTACAGCAATATTATGTTCTGCAAAATCTATTACTAAAGATGTTGAACCTGATGTAGTTTTTAAAGGATTGGCTAGAACAATATTTTTTTGTGTAACTGCAACTGTAAGTGTATCTGTAGTTCTTGCTGTTATATTGTGATCTAAAGAAAGAATCCTGCTTTCAATACCGCCAACAGATGTTGTTTCTAAATTAAAAGAAACTGCCTCTCCTGTTTTAGCAAAGTTATCCGCATTGACTGTGATTAAATTAGAGCCTGATGTAGTTTGTATCAATACAGGTGTAACCAATTCATCATCAACTGTGACTTCACTACCGCCAAACTTTCCTGATTTTACAGATGTTACTGTATTTGGAACTGCAATTGTAAAACCAAAGCCATCAGAATCTATTGAAGTTATTGCATGAGTACCAGCACCTTCTGAAAAATTGATAGCAGAACTTAAAATAAATTCACCATCATCAAATGTTTTAGATTCAAAACCATTTATCTTAACTTGTTGTCCTACAGAAAAATTACTTGTGCTTCTATTTGCATAATTGATGTGTATTCTTACTGAACCTGATTGCAAAGTAAGAGATGGATTGGTTGGTTTTATTTCTCTAAAAATACTTTTTTGTGCTGGTGAAGTATTATTGATTGGTGATGTTGTAGAACCTTGTGTTGATACACTAGAACTACCACCACCTGATGCAGTAGCACCTGTGGTCATTCCCCAATTCAATTCTTTAACTACAACTGAACTAAATCTAAAGCCTGTATCTCCTGAAAAAAAACTTTGCTGAGATTCATTATTTGTAAATCTTGTATTGATTCTATCAAAGTCCACAAATAATGAACTTGCTTGTACTGCTATTGTGCTTGTTCCAGCATCAACATCTTCTTGAATGACAGGATTATTTAATCTGCCATCAAATATTAATAATGGATCAGAAACCAAAGCATCATTACTATCTAAAAATGCTTTATAAATTTGTACTGTTCTGTCTAAATAACCACCTGTCAAAAATAAATTTATATATGTTGTATCAACTCCTGATAAAGAAATACTTATGGTTTCAATATTTGCTTCATTGGTTTCAACAATATCTGAAAAAGCTAGAAAACTACCTGTTGGTGTATAAGTATTTGAATCGTAAGTTACAGGAATATAAGCATCAGATAAAAAATAACTGACATCATCAAAAGATAATTTAACTAAATGAAAAGGTTTGTTTGCAGATTTAACAATCTCTGTTTGAAATGCACCTGTGCTTCCTCTATCCATCTCATTAAAATATTTCTACCAATGACATACTAAAACCATATAAAGCACTAACATCAGTATTAAATTGCGTAATATCATCACCAAAAGAAACTGTAAAAGGTACTGCTGAAAAAACTATAGTTTCATCATTAGCAACTGCATTTAAAAGATTAGGTGCAAAATTTAAGGTAGCGTGACTTGTACCATCTGCATCCATATCAGCAGTAGCCATATACACTTTTGAATGACCACTAAATTTAAAGAAATCACCAGCTTTTATAATACCTGATTCTGAAGCTGTAAGACCATCTATAGTCGCTGAATTTGCACCAACTGACACCGCACCATCAACTACAGGAGATTCGCTTGTATCGCCTTGCGATGTGCTTATTACAGGCGGTACATAAGTAAAGGTTTCAAACTGACCTTGTTGCTTCATAGCAAAAGCATAGATAGGTGCAAACTCTGATCTGGTCATTGGTGGAAATTCCACTTCTAACAACCATCTTTGTCCGCCTCTTCTTCTTACCTGTCTTTTTAAATTTTGTGTGACAGAAACTAAAGTAGGTTCTATAGATTTTATGTTTACGCTACTTGCTGAAGGTGATGTTGGGAAACTGCCACTCATGTTACAAAACCTCTTCTACCTCTCTTGTTAAATTCACTTTCTATTATGGCAGATATAGTAGGTGCATTTTCTGTTATTGCTTGAAGTGTATCTCTAGAATCGAAGGCTTGAATATTGTAAGTAATATTAATAGGAGTGCCACCTCTACCACCTTTTCTGTGGTCTATTACAGATTCATTAGGATGTAGTATTGCAGGAAAGCCACCTCTGCCATCTACACCACCTGTTCTTGAGCCAAAGCCTGTAAAGCCACCGCCTTCTGCTACAGGCATACCAGCAGTATTTATGCTTCCTCTAAAACCTGACATTCCTTTACTTGCACCGCCAAAAAGACTACCAAAGCCACCTGTGATTGCATTAAACATACTTTCAATAATAAATTTCCTGATAGCTATTCTTAATAATTCTTTTATAACAAAATCTGCAAAATCTTTAAAAGATAATTTACCTGTCATTAAGCCATCAACAATAGTATCTTCAAATTTTTTCATTGATGAAACTATGGTATCGCCAATCATAGTGCCTGTGCTTTTAAAACTTTCGCCAAATGTAAATAATGGTGCTTGTATATCAGCAACCATCTTAGCCATTTGTTGATTGAACATTTCTGTCTTTTTGCCAAAAACTTCAAAGAAATTACCGCCTTCACCTTCTTCATCGCCAAAAGCACTTTTCATAGCTTTTTTTACATTTTCTAAACCTGATACTGCATTTGCTATATTTTCACTTGGTATAATAGGTTTTGACATCTGCTCTAAAATTTCATCATTTGCATCAACAAGACCTTGTGCTGATGCCATTAACTTATCAACTTCTTCTTTAGAGTCTGAAAAAAATGATTTAACTATTGCAACTGCTATTCCTAAACTGTTAAAACTAGCAACTAATTTATTAACAGGTGCAGAAATTTTAAAGAAATTTTGCTCGAAAGCCATCCTGAAATCATCTGTTGCTTTTAAAATGTTTATAAGTGCATCTATAATTTGTAAAGCAAAATCTTGACCTAATTTTTTAGCGTTCTTTGTTGCCAAAGTATCTTCAATAGATTTTGCAAATTTATCTAAAACAGGTAAAAAAGCTGTTGTTATAGCATCTCTAATAACTCTAAAAGTAAAACCTATTCTTGATAATCTGTCGTTAAATGCTTCTGTTGCTGATATTGTTTTGCCATCTAAAATTAAACCTAATTCTTTTTGTTTTTCCACATAGAGTTCAAATGCTTTTCCACCCATCAAAATAGTATTGGTAAGTTCTTGACCAGCACGACCAAATAACAAAGCTAAGTCTGCATTTCTAAGAAATATATCTCCGCTTTGTTTCATACCTTCCATCATTTGAAACAAAACTTCGTTGAAACTTTTTTCTTCGCCTGTGGCAGTCATTAAAGACACACCATAACGATCAAAAATATCTGTGTAAGTTTTTAAGCCTTTACGACCTTCACCGACCATCTTGGCAAATTTTTGAATTGCTTTGTTTGCAGTATCAATCGAAGCACCTGATTGAATTGCAGATAATTGAAAGGCTTGAATTACATCGGTCGTTGCACCTGTCCGAGATGCTATCTTGCCTATAACATCTATATAATCAAAAGATTTTTTAAAGAGAACTGTTAATGCACCAGCGACAGCACCAATACCAGCGGTAAGCATACCGAAGGCTTTGAGTGCTTTGCCAACTGCATTTTTGACTCCATCTAAACCTTTTTTGACAGTATTAAATACTTTTTGCGTCTTATTGACAGCAGAAATGACAATGTTTAATTTTCCTAAGTTACCCATTTCTTTCCATTCTTTTATTCATTTCGTCTAAATATGCCAACCAATAAACAAACTCCTCGACTGTCATGCTCTTTTGCAATTGTTCAACTGTCATGCCGAGCCTGTCCGCAAGAGCAAACATAGCAAATAGATCAGAATCGGCTCTTACTTTTCCTGTGCTGTTTCAGATGTAACACTACCTAAAATTTCAGATGCAACATTAGACAAAACTTCTACATCAGCTTTATTCATAAGACTATCCTTATCAGCTAATGTAAAAAGTTTATTGCCATCTGCATCAAGACTTTTGGTAATGATTGCATAAATCATGACTTCTAAATCACCACCATTTGCCATTTTGTAGAGTTTTTTAGACTCTTGTAATGTCAATGGTTTGGTAAAAATTTCTAAAGGTTGATCTTCTGTTCCCCATTCTTTGACTTCAATTTTTTTAATTTCTTGACTGTCAAAGTGAGCAACGACATTATCAATCGCTTTAGTCATTATGAGTAAGTACCAATAGCCAATGCACCTGTGCCTTGAAATGCAATCGACATTTCAACTAATCCATCATGTGATGCACTTCTAGTAACATCAGTTACGATAGCTGTGCCTGACAATTTGTATGCACCACTTGCTGTTCCTTCAGGTGCTAAATTCATAGTGAATGAAGAACCTATAGTCAAAGAAACTTGACCTGAAGTATCAGTGTCATCAAAAAATACATCTACTGAACCTGAAAATTCAGTCAAAGTAGCTTCAAATGTTTTTGCTGAGTCACCCATTGAAGTAGATTCTGTAGTATCGCCTGTTTGCGTGATACTGTAAGATCTAACTTCTGCCAAAGCATTACTGCCTGTTTGAACTACACCAGCTTTACCTGTTAATGTTGCCATTATTAATCCTCTTTAGATTTTGTTTTAGTTTTAGATTCTCCTTCAAGAATCCACCCGTTTTGTTTTAGATTTTCTACTTCTGAATCAAAAACAGTAATTTTGCTTTTGCCATCAGGAGAAACCATTACATTTTTATCCATAATAAAAACCTCTATAAAGCGACATCTGCTGTCACTTCTGTAGTTTGATAACCTATATTATATACCATAGTCATAACGGCAATAGGTTGTTCACCCTCGCCATTATAATTTATTTCAGTTGATTCTAGGAAAGAATCTCTAGCTAAATTGTTATGAGTTACATCCGCACCCATAACCGCTTCAACTTCTTTAGCAATCGTATCAATGGTATCGTCAAAATTGTTATTAGCTTTTACATACGCTTCAACCACTAGAGATAAATTCCTTTGCATTGTTCTACTTGAACCCATTTCTAGTAATTCTGAATCTTCAGATTTTGTATATATTATTATTGCTGGTAATTTAGCATTTTCTAAATTATAAACCCTGCTTTGAAAAACATTTGATCCTGTAGTAGTTAGACCTGTTAAGGTTGTACCTACTCTTTCTCTTATTTGTTGTCTGATGTGATTAGCCATTATTGTTCTTGTAAAATTAAAACAGTAACACCTGTATTATCAGGTTGTACGTTTATAACAGAATAAGTTTTTGCACCTTTTAAAGTATTGCCATCTAAATCTGTTAATGCTGAAAAAGCTAAAGTATCACCATGACCTGCTGATGGTACATCTTTGGTTTTGCAATATGCGACAGGTGTACTACTCTCAACTCCAACAGTTAAACCATCTACTGATAAATATTCATCTTCAAGGATAACCTTGATAGTTGTTGCAGAACCACCGCTAACAGTATAAGTAGCAGATACACCATGTCCATAAGAATCATCAAAGTAGCCATCAAAATCAGCATCAAATTCTAAAGCCATTTACTTTTCCTTTCTCCTTTTGACTTTGACTTCTGATTTTTCTAAACCAACACTTCTATCTTTTTTTTCAGATACTTTGCCATCGGATGCTTCCGCTTTGCCATAACTCATTAAAGTATTAGCAGTATCGTTATCTAATTCGACAACATCACCAGCAGAAACTTTTTTGCCATCAGCAACTGTATCTCTAAGAATTAAAACTTTCATTTTGCCTTCCTTGTTTTTAGAAAGGGCAGTAGAGAAAACCCCTACTGCCTTTTCAGTTGTTAATACCATCTATTAACTTGCGTTACAGAAAGAAACTGCGTGTCTTACAGCTACATCTACTGATTGTAGAGCAACGATTCTAACTGTACCTGAAGTAGAGTTAGAGTAAGGATCAACAGTAATGTCTAAACCACCAAAGAACCCAATTAATAGGTCATTGAAGTTTCCGAACACATAGTTATTCGCAGTAATTTGATTAGAAACAACTACAGGATAGCCATTTACTTGTCCATTTTCTGCTACGAATAAACCACTACCTGAATCTTTAGCAGTAGTTTTTAGCGTACCAAAGTTAGCTGGATTAATGATGTAAGCTAAATCGCCCACTAAAGCATTATCTACAGCAACACTTGTTTCAATTGAAACCATTTCTGCAAAAGTTGGTGCAGATGCACTACTTAAAGAAACAGTATTGATACCTGAAGTGTTAGTGATACCTCTTGGATTTCCACTAGAACCACTACCTTCTAAAGCACCATCATCAATTGCAATTGCCATTGATTTAGCTAAGTCATCACGAATTAAGTTTTCAACATCTAAAGATGATTGAAGCATTAATTGACGAGTAACGTCTGTGTGTACACCTACAGTTTTTGGAGACATAGTTACAGAACCTATTACCATTTCAGACTCACCAGATGCACCACCTTCTGCACTAATAAAAGATGCAGAAGAAGCAGATGTTTTCTTAGGAATCTTAACATCGCCAGATAGTCCATTTAGGTTTGTAGCCAATGGCATTACAGCAGATGCGTTTCTGAGTACGTCTATGAAACTCTCAGGTCTGAAATCTTGTCCAACAAGACCAGCATCGTCAGATGCGTTCAAATCTCTAGTGTTCCAATTAGCCATAACTTCAGGCGGTAACATAATACCTTGTGCAGTTCTGCCATAGTGTTTAGATGCTTCTTCTGAACATTCAAATTCAAATTCAGCTTCTCTTTGTGCCTTTCTGTCAGTTGGATTAGCTAAAGCATTGATTGCTTTCATAATCGAAAACTGACGTACTTCCTTTTTATTCATGCCAATCTCAGGAGTTTCTAAAGGCTTATCAGTCGCTATTTGGTCTAATAAGATTCCTCTAAATTCTTCTACTGAGTTACCATCTTGAATAGCCTTGTCAGCTAAGTCTCTTCTGTTGTGTCTAACAGCTAAGTCCATAATTTCTTTAGAATTTCTAACGAATTCGGCTTTAGCTTCAGCAACAGATTCTTGCCTAACTTCATCAAGGTTTATTTCATTTTTAACTTCTTCAGTCATTGTTTTTACCTTTATGGTTGTTTGTTTATCTTCAGAACGTCCTACTCCGACAGCTTGAGATTGATCTGCTGGTACAGAAACAACTGACACCTCTAAAGGTGTAGTTGATACTCTGAACATCGGCTTATCATCTTGGTTGCCACGCATACGTTCCATGCCATTTATCTTGTAGCCAACACTGATATTTTGACGAATACCATCTCTGACATCTTGATAAATTTCTTCTGCGAGTTCACTTCGACCAAAGCGAACAATTGCCTTCGCACTTTTTTCAGCAGAATCAATTTCATATCTTTCGACCACACCAATCTGTTTAGTCATGTCGTGATCTAAGAGTAAAGGACTTCTACCACTACCAATAAAGCTAGTGTCAATATCCTCTTCAGAATGTGAGATTACTTCCATGCCAAAATCTCTTTCAACAGGTTCTTCGGAACTAACTCCGATTCTCACTCTTCTTTTTTCTTCATCGATATAAGATGCTCTTGAAAGGTCTAGAGTTCGATAGACAATATCGGACTTATCTAGTCTTTCTTCTTCATCTTTATCTTCTTCATCATAATGAAATGGTCGAGATTCCATATCTTTTTCATCATCTTCCATTTCTTCCATATCCTCATGTTTAGCAAAAGATACTACATAAGTATCGTCTGTTTCCTCAACATTTAGGATATGTCTATCTTCTTTATATTCCATAGATTTATCCTCTTTGTTTTTGGTTGATAAAGGATGTCCTTCAGGAAGTAAGTCTGTGTCATGTTTTCCTGAACGAAAACGACCATTGCGGAGACAGTAAAGAAACGAATTTATTCGTGCCGATGCCCACTGCTCTGGACTACTTACTGAAGGTCTTACAGAAGCTGGATTAGTCTTATAAGCACCAATCCCTCTTTCATAAACTTTTGATAATACTCCGACAGTAGTTCTTTTAGATTTTACATCGCCTACTTCTTCATTATGTTCTTCTACTTTGTTTTGAATCATTTTAAGAGCCTTACCTGATACTGCTCTGGTTTCTTCTTCATTCATGACTGATATTTTGCCACCCATGCCTGAATGATTAACGCAATAATAATAAAGATCAGGTGTTTCTTCATTAATTGTGATTGATATAAATGCACCTTCTTCACCTGCCTTACCTGATACTTCTACACCTTTTGTGTACGCTTCACCTTCGTTATGAACACCATCTTCTGTAATAGAAAATCTTAAAGCGTGTGTTTTATTAGAAGCATCAGATAAATCAAATTTGTAAGTATTATCTATAATCATTGAAAGTTTTGGTGACAGTTCTCCATCTAAATAAAATTTATTACCTTCGCCATATTTATTATCACCAGCTTTAATAATTACTTCGTATTCAATAGTTTCTTGTCTTGTTTGATTTTCTTCTTCGTTATATGTTTGTCGTTCTTCTTTCATCTTTTCTACCAATCTTCTTGACCAAGTAAAACCAGCATCACCACCCCATAATGCCCAAGCTATTCTGCCATTTGAAGGATAGCCATCTTCTCCTGAATTAAAACCTTCAGCTTCTTTATCGACTTCGTGTCTGCTAAAAAAACTAAACATTCTTTTGATAGTATCGTCTGATAGATTTTCACCAGCTACTATCTGTCTTGCTCTTACCGCACCTACTCTAGTTCCGCCACGACCAAATTCTTCTCGCCAATCCAAGCCTTTTTGTGCTTCGACTTTCATGCCTTCGTTCGGTCTAGCCATCTTCGCCACCCTCGCCACCCTGTATGTCAGCTTCAACAGGCATCTTCATACCAAAAGGTTGGAAAGCTGTTTTCACACCATATTGTTCTGCTAACTTCTGTTCTCTTTCGTGTTGCTCAAACAACTCCTCAACATCTCTACCATAGTTTGCTTGAACATCTTGAAATGTTACTAGACCTGACTGCATACCACTTATAGAAGCCATCATTTCTTTTTGTGGATCAACCCACGAAAAACTTCTTGGTATAAAGTTTGCTGAATTAGCAAACTTATCGTATCTGCTCATTGGCAAAGGTTGGTTGGTACTTGGAGATGTTGAGATAGCACCACTTGATATTGACATCTCTAACCACCTTTCAAATACAGGTCTAACGAAATGGTCAATGGTAAATCTTTGATACAGTCTGTACATCTCTCTATCTTCTAATGCACCTGCTCTTAGGGAACTGTAATTTACAGAACTAAGGTCATTGGTTAAAGCGTGATAAGAAATATTTAAACCTGATGCAATACTTCTTAAAACTTGCGTGCTAAATGATTCAAAAGCAGATGTAGGATGGTCAGGATCAAAAGATTTAAAATCCATTCCTGCTGGTAGCTGTTCAAATGTTCCAGCTTCAGCGTTCATTATTGGTACATATTCTTCATCTTCGCCATCGCCTACATAACTATCACCATCAGGACTTGTAAAAAATCCCATCTTACTTGCTGAAACTCTTGCAGAAACTATTTCTGCTTCAAGATAACCACCAAGCATTTTAATATTTGCCATAGCGGATGCAGTGAATGGCACACCTCTGTTTTGTTCAGGTCTGTTTGGTATGTAAGCGTGAATCATTTCATCAGCATTTAATCTGATGTGGCTTTGTCTTGCGTAGTATTGGTTATCAAATGGATGATTTTTGAAGAGATAATAAGCAATAGGTTTATTACTTGCATTTAGTTCCACACCCATTTTTATTTTATTACCACCCTTTTCAGGATTGTCGTTTTTAGTTTCATCTAAATGATCAGCTTCTAAAAACTCTATCTGATAACCAAACTCTGAATCTCTTGACTTAACATGACGAACTAATACTTCGCCATCTCTTGCTAAAGATTCAATAAATAATTTTTGACAGTCTATAAAGGTTAATCTGCCATTCGTTGTGCAATTACCTAAACGACACCATTGATGCCATTTCTCTTCAATGATTCTGTTTGCTACTAAATCTAAACTACCATCATCGTTTCTTGCTTTCATTGATAAACGAATACCATTGTTGCCAACAACATTGGATTGCATCAGATTCAAATATCTTTGCACATAACTATCATTTCTTGCTAAGTCTCTTGATCTGTCTCTTAATAATCTTAAATTGGTTTTTATCTCTTCATCAGCAGATGTTGATGTTTGTAAGAAATCAGAAAATAATCTGCTGGTACTTGCACCATTGTATTTTCTTAAATTAAGAGTTTTTCTTCTTTTCGGTTTTCTTGTAAATCTGTCGTACCAAGCCATTAGAATTTAACCTCTATAGTGTTACCTGACCTTTGTTTATTTTTAATTCTTGCTTTTTTAATTTCTTCTAAATATTCTACTTTGTATCTATCTCTAAAAGTTAATAATTCATCTACTGACATTCTTGATAAAGAACGACCAGCTATTGAAAAAGAAGATTGA